GATTTGTTTCATATCCCTCCGTGTAGTTCCCATATATAAGCCTGTCGTTAATTACTGTTTGCGCTCTAGCTATCCTGGGGAGGGCATCATTGAGCTTGTCTTGATCCTCTTGAGGGACTCCTGTCAAAACAGAATCGTTGTAAAAGTCAAACGTCAAGTCATTTGATCCTGTAGCAGCGTCTTTTTCAGAAACAGTAAAAAATGCCCCATTGTTTCCAATACGCACCAAAAGTCTAATTCTTTCGATGTTGTCGGTGTAGTTTGGTATGCCCCTTACCGCTTTAGGTATTCTGACGCGCAAGCCATTGGCCGCCTCAAGGTTTGGCTCAGTAAGAGATCCCTGAGTCAAGTAAGGCGCTGGAATTGCAACATCAGAGTAAGTTGATATTGCACTTTCTTCTCCTGTGCTGTATATGCACTGGTATGCAAACTGAAAGCCCTCAACGGACCTGAAGTTTATAGGCTTTGTGGGCTCTGAAAAAAACTCCCACGTAGGTGGGTGCATAGGTGTTTTGGAGCACGCTGTAATAAAGTCCTTTACCCTGCTAGCCCCCGCACCAGCAACCTCCAAAATAGCGTCACTATCAAGAGAGAGTTTTTTGGGCTCATTGCGTCCGTCAGTAAAATACAATATGACGTTGCCATCACTGTGGTATACAATATCTCCTTTTACAAAGTCGTCATTTTGAAACTCAAAGTATTCAGAAACATAGACGGGTTCAACGCTGTCATCAGCGGTTATCCTGTATACACCTTGCTTCTCAGCATTTGTAGAAAAAACAAATAAGTATATCTGCCCATTAACTTCATCAACAACACTGCCAATAACTCTGGCGCTTTCACCCGATTCAACAACAGCTGCGTTTTGACCTATAGCGTCATTGCCTTTTACTGGCTTTATAACACCAGCGTCACCTGTGTCCGAAATGTTATCTACAGCCGTGTCAAAGTCATCAATAGAAATATTGATGGCATTGTACATCTCTGTCTTGTCGAGAAGCCTTGCATCCTTTGAACGATTAAGCTTCCGAGGAAATATCTTATCTATCATCAGTACTTAGGTGCCAGTATGTTGTTTTTACGAATTGTCTTCAGTGCTTCGTGTTTACTGAAGTTGCTGAGTCTAGCCTTAGCCAATCGACGATCGTTGTAATACTCACGTCGGGCTCTGGCCTTTTCGTTGGCTGGCACCGTAGACTTTCTTTCGCAAAGCTTGTAGTACATGTAGCTCCTCAAGGCCTCCTCAGCGTACACATGTATAACTGGGTTTGTAGACCTAGCCTCGTCAGCGATATACTCCAGAACAAGCTCGCTGGTATCTGAGTCAGTGTCTATCTCTATTCTGTTTTGATCAAGATTGATTCTGTACTCCCCAGCCAGGTGTCCACCACCCAAGCCGTAAAGCCTGCCTATACCTCCTTGGTACAGGTAGTTTTCAAAGATGAAGTAATCAAGATCGCTATCGCTACCGTTGTCGTCAGTAGTGGATGTTTTGTCGTCCTCTCTGTCTTTAATTAAGCTTGAGCTTATATTCAACGGCCCTGCTTCGCTGTCTGATGTACCACCTGCACTAGTTAGCTTCCTAGAGTAGTTTAAGTTTTTGTTCTGGCCTAGAACACGAACCACACCGTCGTTGTCTACAATACCAATCTTAACGAGATCTACATAGTCCTCAGGCAAGATTACGGTGTTGTTAGACTGAATCGTTCTTTTTATAGAGCGCACGCGGCTGCTGACGTCAAAGCCGAACTCTCTGATGCCGCGAAGTGCAATGTTTCTTATGGCTGTGTCGGACACGTTGCTGATGTAATCATCACTGTCCATTGTCACAATAAAGTCATCAATCAGCTGCCGAAGAGAAACGAAGTTCATCGTTTCGCTACTGGTGCCATTAGCTGACCTCTCACCACTATATGTTACGTCTTCAAATGCCATTATCTATTCGTAGTTTCAGTAACGCCGTACTGCATTAAAACATCGTCCCTAAGCCTTACACCAATCATCCTAGCAATCTCGCCTACGAGCTCTGTCAGGTAGTGATCTGGCAACTCGAAGTTTATGCAGTTTGCAACGTCTTCAACAACAAAGCCTGTCGCCCCACCTATTGATAAGGCAACATATTTTGGCTCTACAGGGTATCTGTAGTACTTGATGTTTATGTCAGAGCTTATGGTTTGAGGGAAGATCTCAATGTTGCTACCATCAATGAGGGCTATAGGAAACTCTTCACTAGGGGCAGAAAGATTGCTGTTTAGAACCCTCTTGGCTTTTTCAGAGTCATATATGATTTCAACTGAAGTGTTGGTTTCAAACACGTTCATGCTTATAATCCTTGAGAGGTCTTCTGGCTTGTTTACCTTAGCCACCTCCTCTACAGCCACCATTATTGCGTCTCCGTTTTCGTCAAAAAGGAGGTTGCCGAGGGCGTCTGTGTCTTGCACATCAGCTTCTTCCTCAGAAACAGCCAAAGCCTTGCTCGTTATAAAGTAAGAAAGGTCTTCCTCGACCATCTTGTATGCCGACTTGTCTCTGCCAGCATCGCCCCCAGAATTTCTCAAACGTGTAGCAATCTTTAACTCGTTGAACATCTCATTGTAGACATTCATCTGAGCGGCCCTTGCGAGTGTATTAAACACCGCTGGGGTTACAAAACCCTTTTGATCTTTGTTGCACAGATCACGTACAATGTTGTATACAACTGCTACCTTAACCATGCCGTAAATATACAAACAAAAAAAAAGGCCCCTTCGGGCCTTTCTTTTATCCTAGCTTCTCTAGGCGCTCTTCGAGACTGGACAGAACCGAAGCTCCTTTCTCCGTCAAACAGAACCTAGTCATAACATCCATGGGGTCTTGACCCACTGGCACCGAAACAATCAAGCTGTTGCTGTCGAACCAGTACACACCGTCCTTTTTGACCTTGATGATTTGGTAGTCGTCAGCCTGCTTAATGTAGCTTCTGGTCATAACCTGAGGCGAATCAAATGACTCAAGGAAGTCCTGAGGGTTTCTCTTGGCGATACGCAAAAGATTGTACCTGATCTCAGACACAGGGGCGTTGATGTTGATGTTGAAGTACATAGCCACTGGCAACAAGTCAGAAACTTCTGAGTCTCTAACCTTGTCAACAGCCTCACTTACAGCAAACTCTCTTCTCAACTCCTCTTCAGCTTCAGCTTTTTTGTTGACCTCTTTGAAAACATTGCCTCCGTTAGCCATATTCAACGGGTGTGCTTCAAGAAACATTCTCAAGTTGGGCTTGCTTTTTGGAACAAAGATTCTACCCTCATTGAAAAGCACGGCCTCTCGGCGAGCATTCTCGCTCTGCTCATCAACGTAGATAGATGGCTCGTTGGGGCAGTAACGAATCTCGCGGATAGAGTCTTTTTCTTCGTCATACACGGTGACCCCCTTTTGAGGCAGCATGAAGACGACCCCTCCGTTGCGAGGAATCTCAAACTCTTTGTTGGTGTTCACCACCTCTCGACGCTTTATGCTAGGCTTCTTGGCCTTTGCTGGCATCTGTGGTGTAATTGTTATCGGCGCTGTGTTTTCCGCCGTTGTCTCGGCCTTTTTAGGGCGGCCTGGAGCCCGTCTTTTTGTAGCTTGTTCAGCCATGATTAAATGAATTAAAGTGTGTATAAATTAAACAAATCTGTTGCCAGAGTAGAAGCCGCGTTAGCTCCAATGTCTTTTTCGATGATTCCAAATCTTGGTATCTGACCCTTAAAGGCTCCACCTACATGTCCAAGAAGCTCTATGAGCAAGTTTCCATCTGTTGCCCCCGAAGTGTTTGACTTTCCCGTCACAGCGTCTATAACGCCTATGATGTCTCCTGTTTTTTCTGTTCGGTTTGCCGCATGAAGCATCATATTGAAGTTCTCGTCTCTCCGAATAACAAAGACATGACACCCGTTGTGTACTGTAGAGCTAAAATTGTTGTCAATAGTATCAACTGAAGTTTTAACAGTAGCTACAGCTCCAGTTCTGCCTTTGTGTCTAACACTAAATGTCTTGTTTGAGATTGCAGGTGCTGCACTTGCTCCGTTTTTCATAAATACTCCAGAAAAACCAATACATTCTCCGCTTGAGTCCCCATACATGGGGGCAACCCCAACGGTGTTAGCGGTGCCTATGACAACATATATAGTGTAGTCGTTTTGAATTGTAAGGGCGGGGACGTCAAAGGATTCATTAAGCCCAAAGTTCACAGCATCTGTAGAGAAGTTGAGTTGGCTAGCTGCCTTGACAGCAGACGGAGTATCACCCGACGTTGGGGTAAGGTTGTAAGTCCCTCCCCCTGTACCAGAGTTTCTCCAAGAAGTTATCGTAGCCCCTCCTGAGAAAGAAGCAAGCCCAAGGTGGTTGTAGTCCACTATGGGGAGGTTTCCTTGGAAGTTGATGCCAGCTATGCTGTTTTGGAACTTCTGTTCCTCAGTCCCCTGGCTGATCTCACCACTCACCGTCTCAACAGCAAGCGTAGGTATAACAGGAGACACAGACTCTTTCTCTTGAACGAACTGAGAAAACGTGGAGTTCTGGTTTACAGCATCAAATCGCATGATGCTTTTTTTTGATTCAGAGGAAATAAAGTTGAGTATGCTCTCCATAAGGGCAGTCTCTTCTCCTTTGGCACAGCCCACCTCTACGCTCGTCTTTGGTATAGACTCCCCTGGGTTCAAGAAAGAAGACTCAAAGGCAGAAGACTGGTTGAAGGTAATAACCAAACCACCAACCTTGGTGGTCATATAAGCCATGCTGTCTGCAGGGATAGAGAGGCTAGATATACCTACACCTGTGTTTGATGTGGTTGCCCCAGATCCTGCGCTTTCTGACTCTCTTCTAAATAGGAAAAACTTCTTCATTGTATTTAAGTAGTGCAAATATAGCGAAAAAGAAAAAGGGGACCGAAGTCCCCTTTCTCGAAACAAGTAAATGATATTAGGCCTGAGCTGCCTGAACTGTAAAGTTTCCAACAGAAGCAATATCTGCAACCAAGTACTCACTAGCGTGATCGTCAGCAACAACGAGGAAAGATCCTTTAGCGTTGTTAAATGATTCAACCAATCCCTTCATAACAGCCTTTTGGTTGTTAGCGGTGGAAATAGTAAGAACAACAGTGTCTGCAAGGTTGTCGGCATTTGCAGCCGAGCCATCACCATGGAAGTTTACCTTACCATCAAAGTAAAGGGTAAGCGTGGTGTCCGAAGTAGACTCCATGCCCCTAAACGCAGAGAGGGGGTAGGTGTTTGATCCATTTGCAGCATCGTCATCGTTTGCGAGTGTAGCGTCGCTACGGAAGTACAAGTACTTTTCTCCTTTCAAAGCCATGTTTTCTAAGTTTTTTTAGTTTAAAAATTATCCCTTAATGAGAACGTGCTGGTTAGCAGCGCGAGTCAACAAGCAAACCTCAGAGCGGTAGTGGAACGTAGCGACGTCCTGTCCGCTGTCTCCGTTGTTTGTGTGACCCAAAACTCCACCACCAGTTACCCAGTGCTCCATCTCTCTGCTGTAGCCATTAGAAGCCTTGTACTTCATCTCCAACGCTGGAGCCTTGATGCCAGTGCGGGCGTCCGCAACAGTAGTCAAAGGAACCATAACGCCCTGGAAGGCATTTGAAGCACCCAACAAAGTAGGATCGTTCAACAACTTGAAGTCGTGCTTGTGGAAGGTGTATCCACCGCGAGTGAAGCTCTTGAAGCCCAACTTGACAGCCATATCGGGTGAGTTCTGGAATGCACCGAACTGACCTGGGAGACCAGCAGTAACGCCAGTAGAAACACCAGCAGCCAACATGTCGTCGATAGCCAAGTCCTGCTTTCTGTTCAAGTACATAGCGTACTCAGAAGGAGCGCCTTGTCTATCCAACTCCAAGATGATATCATCAAACTCAGCGAAAGAATCGAGAGGGTTAGCGTTGGCATTGCTCACGTTGATACCTCTGTCTTCCAGGGCTGTGAAGTAGCCTTCAGTTCCTGCGATGTCACCACCAGTGGCGCTAGCAGTACCCAAAGTACCACCACCTGAACCGTCGTGCAACTCACCAAACAACAAGGTCATTTCGCGCTTATCCATGAAGCGCTTACGAGCTTCTCCTTCTCCGTACATAAACCATCTGTAATCACCGTTTCCGATGTTTACGTAACCTATGTTAGTAGCTTGTGAGCCATTTACTTGGTAGCGGTCTTTAATGATTGCGTAAGAGTTTACCTGCTTATTAACCTCTGGTTCAGTGAACGATCCTGGCTGATTTGTTCCCTGCGGGTACATGTTGCCAATCAAAATCATTTCTCCATTGGCAGCTGGTTCACGATCAGTATCATTCAAGCCGTGAACATCAAGTTGATCAGCTGTAGATCCGTCCTGAACGATGTATCTCAAGCCAGTAGCAACGTCCATCAAGACATCGTACTTTTGAGCTACGGTTCCACTAACGGCCAATCTGTGAGTATCCGTGTTAGGAGTATTGGCTGTTACAGTTGTAAAAGCAATTTTCTTGTGGCGGCGGCCAACTTCAAAAAACTCAATCTGATCGGAGGTACCTCCGTTGGTAACGGCACCAGTCAACTGGAGGAATCCAGTGATACCTTGGTCACCGTAAGTTTCAACGAGGAGCTCGCTAATCTCTGGTCTTCCGAGTTCATTAATAGTGCTATCGTATGCGTCATGCAAAAGATCACCCAGAGCCTTATATCTGTCTGGGCTAGTAACAAAACTAGACGGTGCTGCGTCTAGTGTTCCTTGGGCAGTAGTAGCCATAATTTCTTAGTTTTTAGATTTTAAAAGTCATTTTACCTCCTTGACCAAGCATGATTTGTTTTAGCTGATCAGTAAGAGGATTTGATTGATTTACCCCTGTCTCCGTTGGGGTCTGAGACTGTACGTTAGCTGCTCTGTCAACCAAGGTGCGTTGACCGTCGCCGAGCCCCTGCTTGTAAGCTGAAGCTACAATGGCGTCGATGTTGTCAACGACAGCCCTGTGAGCAGATAGCTTGTCGTAATCCCAGCTTCCGTCGTCGTTGACGTAGGGGTCGAAGTACTCGTCAAGACGAGCATTCTTTTGTTTGAGTTGTGACTTGTATGCGTCGTCCAGACCGAAAGTGAAGCTTTTGTCATTGCCCAGGTCGAACTCCAACCCAGTCATTTGATCAACTTCTCTTGACATCTGAGACACCCATGCCTCGTCAACGATAGGCTCTACGCTTTCACTCTGCTTCACCTCTGGCGCTTTGTACTGAGATCGAAGCTCCTCGATCTTTTGTTTAGCGTTTTGAGCATCAACTTTGAGTTGAACTTGAGCCAAGCGGACCTCTTCCTCACTGTTGAGGTCGGGGTCCAGTTTGTATTTGCTATTGACCAACACATTGAGCTCTTCAGCAGAGAGGCTGGGGTACTCACTTGCCATGCTCACACGGATAGCCGTTACATCATCCATTTCAGATGGGTTCAACGACTGGTAAGCAAACCAATCTTGTGGTGACCTGCCAGTTTCTTCTACAAAACGAGCAATAGATTCAATGCGCTCATCAAGAGCTTTTTGTTGTGGAGTGCTGAAGTCATCAAACGAACTAAACTCTCTACCGAGCCTCTCGCTCATGTATGAGAGAACAGCTTCCTCGTAATCAGAATCAGTGTACTCCTGTGTTTCTTCTGTTGGTGCGGCCTCGGGGTCTACGTATGAAGACTCTTGAGGTTGCGCTTCGACAGCTGGCTCTGGTGCTGGCTCCGCTACGGGTTCAGCAACTGGCTCAGTTGTTTCGACTTGCGGCTCTTGTTCAGTAGCCATAGACGCAGAAAGGTCCTCGACGTTGTCGAAGACCTGGAAGCCTTGGGCTTCGGATGGTTGGTTTTCCATTTATATTAAATTATTTGTTTTAATTAGTACTCTACCGAGATAGTAATCGTCAAGGAATCTGCAGCAAAAGTATCTGTACCAGAGCTGCCCTCTCCAACCTCATACAGCCCCTGTATATAGCAAGTGTTTTTTGTAGATCCCTCCTCTATGACCATTTCGGTATCAGCTGAGCTATTGGATGCAGTATCGTTAAGGTGCTGACCAACAAACAAGTGCGGAAAAGCCCCTGAGTCACCTTCAACCCTGCCCCCATGAAGAGAGCTAGCGCCGATACTGATTGTCTTTTGATTTACAAGTCTTTTTGCCCCCAAAAAAACATTTTCCTTTAACTCTGCTCCAGTTATATCTGCACTTCCCGCGACGGTGCCAAGATCGTTTGTGTTTTCTTTAAAAAAAAGAACAATAAACTCTCTAGTATTTGCTGTGGATAGCTGGTCGTCATCCCAAATGGCAAAAATGTCAAGAATTTTGCAATTCCTGTGCGGGAGCTCTACAGCTGCAGACGTGAACAAAACCTCGTTGTCCCCGTAAGCGTCGGCGTCTGCAGAAAGAGTGGGGGTAATTGTAATTACGTCGTAACCCATAATTAGTACTCTACGCTTATAGACAACGTTAAAGAATCGGCGTCGAATGTGCCAGCGCCAGACTCAAGGAGTCCCTGTACGTAGCATGTATTTTTTGTAGACCCCTCAACTAGAGAAAAAGCATTGACACCACTTGAGACGGCGCTGTCGTCATTTATGTGCTGACTCACAAGCAAAGTTGGAGTTCCAAGCGAAGTTTCACCACTGCTGACCAAACGAGTTGCACCCAAAAAAACGTTTGCCTTAAGCTGTGCGCCTGATATGGACGCTGCAGTATTTATTGTGCCGAGGTCGTTTGTGTTTTCCTTAAAAAACATGAGAACAACGTCCTCGTTAAGGGCCTCGGTATCGTTCCATATAGCAGATACAGACAAAACCTTGCAGTGTCTGTGAGGGAGCTTTACCTCTGTGGACACAAACAAAACGTCGTCATCTGCATAAGCATCTGTGTCAAGCGTGGGGGTTACCTGTATTACTGAAAATGGCATGTCTTATTTATTAGGAACCTCCGTAAGGATTAGATGAATCGTCATTTCCAAATACACCGTACTCAATCATAGTATCAACCTTGGTGGCATACACCTCTAGCTTCTTGTCTGGGTTTATAGGGATAAACGCAAACTCACCTCCACCGATCTTGGCTACCAGACCCGTGTCAGTATCGTTGTGAACGTAGATGTAGTTCTCAAGCTCGCTTTCCATATTCTTGACATAGAGGTACGCTCTCTCTGAGCACTGGTTCTCTATGTATATAGCAAGGTCATTGCTGTCAGCCGCCGTTCCCTTGACTTTAGCTCTGATCAAAGAACCAGAGTCAACGACAAGCAACGAGTTGACAGAAATGTTTAGAGGGCTGCTGAGAACACCAACACTCGAAAGGCTTAATGTTGCCCGAACTGAAGCCATTATGCTTCGTAGATTACCAGGTACTCAACCGTCATGTTGGCGGCTGAAGTGGTGACCTCAATGTCTTTTGTTCCCTCATAGGGCAAAAAACAAAAGTCTCCTGCATAAAGCATTCCAATGCCGATGGTGTTGGTTCCGTCATCAAAGCTTATGGTGACGTACTCAGAAGGAGTGGTAGAGAGGTTCTTAATGTAAACCTTGTGTGCGACCTGATCGCCAGCGCTCCAGTCGGAAAACAAAGTCTTGTCGATCAACTTCTCGTTGGTAACTGCAGCGGAAAAAACCTTTCTAGCAACGCCAGTGGTTTGGTCCAAACCAGTAACTGTTCCAGCCTTGGTGAGAGTTGTTGTGGTTGACAAAGCCAAAGCATCCCCAGTAAGGTCTGAGCTGGACAATGTAAGAGTTGCGGTTGTTGTAGCCATTTTAGTGTTTTTGTTTTGGCAAATATACTAATTATTATTTCTTCTTCTTTTTCCCCTTACCAGCTGCAATCTTTGCTGCTTCACGCTTTCCAAAAGCCGACTTCACTCTAGCCATGGCCCAGGCGTGCTGAGACACCTTTGGTCTGTTGCCTGAGCTCATGTAAGCGGCAAGGCCTCTACGATAAACTTCCTTTTGTGCAGCAGACAATCCAGCCATGCCGCCCTTCTTCATCACCTTCATATCCTGTCTCTTCTTGCCATAAGCTTTTTCAGTCTTGCAGCTACGGCTGGTGGGAATCCTTTCTTTTGTCTTTTGTCTTTTGTGCCACGGTGCTTCTTGTAGATGTTCGCAATCTCAGTCATCAACCTCTTTCTTTCAGAAACGTTGCTAGACCCAGAAGTGTACTTCTTGTTGAACTTCACCTTTCCTCCGCTATTCATCTTGGATATAGCATCTGCCTGAGCGGAAGCAGACTCACCTTGAAGCCTTCTTCTAGTGAGTTCTTCCTTCGCCATTCTAGCCTCAGCGGGAGAAAGCATATCTTCGATCCTGTCATCTATGTAAGACAGGTGAGCAGCCCTGTCTGGGCTAGTCCTTCTACCTTCGTCCGCTCTTTCGAGCTGGTCTAGCAGGTAGCTTATTCTTGACTTGTTTCCTGGCATATTAAGAATGGTTTACAAGTTTGAACTTCGCGTTCTTCACGGCCCCTGGGTGTGGCTTGTAGTCACCCTTCATCAAAAAGTAACGACCACCCTCTTCCATCCAGTGATGGCCTTTGGGTGGATCAACAGAAACAGTCTTCTGAGAAATCTTGAGCTTACCGCCCTTGTTGTACTTGACTGTTTTCATTACCACTTCACTTTGTTGGCCCAGTAAGCTGCACTCATCTTACCCTTGGCGATATTCTTTCTATGACGAGCCTTAAATGAAGCGCGTTTCTTTTTCATCTTCTGCCCCTCACCAGCCTTTGGTTTGCCTGCTGTCTTAGCTCCTTGCTCTCCAAATCGAATCGTTTTGATTTTGTCACCAACCTTAGCCACAACAATGTGTGACTTCTTGGGGTGACTGGGAGTTCTCTTGGGTTTGTTAAACCCACTGACTCCAGCTCTTTTTAGTCGAGGATCCTTTTTGGACTTCATAATGCAAATATAATGAACTCAGGTGATTGAGTAATAGGTGTCAATCTCCGACTCAATGGTAGCTCTTATTGATGTTTTGTCCCCATCCCAAATAACAATCTCTTGAATGTGACCATTGAATGCAGCGTTTACAGAAATAGAACTTGTGCCTGCCCCAATAGACACTTCGTTAGAGCCTGTCTTCAAAGTTCCAGTATAAGAAGAAGACCCATTCGTTGCAGAATCATCAAAGCTCTCAATGGTCCCGCTGCTTGTTGCGTAAGAGGATATCTGAACTTGATCGGAAGTACTAATAGACGTTGAGGGGTCTGCAAAATTAACGCCGAAGGTGTTAAATACGACAACTCTGCCAGAGCTAGTAGACGATGCTGTTCTCAAATATTGAGCTATTCTAACTTTAGGAGAAGAGTGGGGATCGTCTTGACCTAAAATCTGCTCATTGCCAATGCTAGACGGACTTTGAACAACACACGTAGCGTAAAACGCACCCGTATGAAGTTGAGTTGATGCTGTCAAAAGCCTGTCCCCACCATCAAAAGAAATTGCAGCCTTTGAGTTTACTTCGTTGAGAGACCCAGAAGAAAATATGGTTGGCATTGCAGATACAGTGGACTGAGAAGCATCCCTTGAATTTCCTGATTGGTCATACCATACCGTGATTTGACCCCCTCCAGCTCCGCAATGAGTAGACAAAGAAGCAGTATCTAGATAGTCTCCAACAAACCCAATGTCTAATTGAGTACCGCTGTCATTTCTAACCTTGATGCAGTTGCCTGTATAGTTTGCGTTCAGTCTTCTAAGGCTGTACGCAGCTGTAGCCCCAGTGTAGTCGTTGAGCAGAAGCTTTGCTTCAACCCCAGAGACTTTCTCTACGTCTGCTTTAGTTACTCCAGAAAGTTTACTTATCGTAGACCAAGAGACACCAGATCTTTTATCTATACTCATTACAACTCAATCCACTCCTTTGACGGGTCAAAATAAATTTCTCTTACACTAGCATTAGATACATACCCAACAATTCTAACGACATCGCCTGCAGCTGTAGGGGCTGTGTTTGTAACAGTTCCAGCAGTAGTAGAAAGGTACAAGACATCTCCTGTTGTGAATCCCCCATAAGCAGTTGCTCGCGCAAATCCCTTCACAAGAAACCTTGCGGCGTCATCATCAGTGGCAATACCAAGCATTCCCTTAGAAGAAGCAACTGCATCAGCATCGGTTTCTTCCCACTCTTGAGATGAATCTAAGTAATAAAGCTTTCCTGCTTCAATATTGTCGTCGTTGCCATTAGGCCCACTTCCAAAAGCAACGATGTCTCCTTGAAACCCATCGCTTGCTGGATTTGGCGTTTTTCTTTGACCCGTAATTGTCAAGATGCTGCCGTCAAAAGTCAAGTTGCTTTCAGCAGTGATAGCGCTAGTCCCTGTTCCAGTAAGAAGAGAGTTATCTGCAAGTGTAGTAGCGCCTGTTCCACCGCTACTTACAGCCAACGTTGACGAAAGTCCAGCTGCTGTCCCAGTGGTATTTTGGTTTAGCGTGGGAACATTGTTTGCATGAATAGTTCCAGCTCCGTCAATAGTAAGGTCTGGCGGTGTAGATGAAAGGTCACTATAACTGCCAGAAGTGGCAACAGTAGCCAACGTCGTTGGGGTAGGCACACCACTAGCATTGCCAATCCATGCCTGACCGTTAGGTATGTTTGGTATGTCATTAACCCTGTCAATAGCAGACACCTTCATCTTCTGGATGTTGGAGCCATTCGTTTTTAGCACAACCCCAATGTTCTGGATGAGGGCTGTGCCCGTAGGTTTTGTGGTTGTTACATCCCCAGCGGTTTCTGAGACATAAACCGTGTCGCCGACATTGATTCCTGAGAGTCCACTAATTGTTTTGTTGAACAACCCGCTAGTGATAATCTCACCAGCAGATCCAGAAGCAATTTCTTCCAGAACCACTCCTATTGCAGGCATTGTGCTGGAGTTGCTGGCGTCTGCTTTTTTAACTGTTATGTTAGACCCACTAATGCCAAAGGCATAGACTACAGTTCCAGCAGGAATGGATGTGGTTTCTGCATTTTCTACTTGAAGGTATGTAGACTCGACATAATCCCATGCCGTGTCGTAGTCTGTGGCAGAGCTCTTGACAAGAACTTGACCCTCAGCGCCTCCCACTGGAACGCCCTGACCATCAGCGCCGTCAGAACCAGCAGGTCCAGTAGCTCCTGTAGCTCCAGTGTCACCCTTATCGCCCTTAACGCCCTTACCAAGAACTGTTGTTGTGCTTGACGTACTAGCCGTTATGGTTATGGTGTTTGATGCAGATGAATTTACAGTTATAGACATTATGAATCAGGATTTGAGATATCATCATTCACAATAAAGTTGCCCTCAAGAATAGTGGTTGACACCTCATTCACTGTTTGTTGAATGTCGTATACGTATCTGCCAGCAGCAATCCTAGACATGATTTTGTCAGAAGCAGAAAAGGTTGCGTTTCCGCTGTCGTCTATAGTGACAGTAAAATTGTTGACGCCATCTCTAGTTTGTGCCGACTTGCCTTTTGAAGCAGTACCCATAATAAGGGGTCTTAGCTTGCGAGCTCCAGACTTTCTGCCTCTAACCTGCATCAAAAACTCATAGTTAGAGGTGCTAAGAGTCAAGGCTGTGCCTGATGAATCCTTCAACAACAAAGCAAGATTAAAAGTATCACCCTTTTTGCAGGTAATATCGAGCTTCTCAGATACGTCTAAGTTTAGTTTACTTGCCATTGTTACAGCATTTCAGTTATGTTGGGTTCGCGCTCAATCTCCTCCAGCTCTCCTCTCTCACCTTTTCTTTGTGAGATAAGCTTAGATTGCTTTGATGCCTGTTTGTCGACCCTATCGTCTTTTCTATCCTCCTTAAGAACCTCTATCTTTTCTTTAAATTCTTGATCATCGGTCTTGAATCCAAGAGTAGCCTGGGCCCTAATTATTTCTATTTCTTTTCTAAACTCATGCTTGACGCCCTCCAGCTGTGCCTCTAGCTGGTTTTTCATCTGCATCTCTTGAGCCTTGAGTTGCGCCTCCATCTGCATCTCTTGCTGTCTAGCCTGGCTAGCAGACATGGCGGCTTGCTGGGCCTGCTGAGATTGCATCTGAGAGTTTTGCATAGCAATATCTTGCTGCTGCTTCATTCTCTTCTTTCTTCTTACAATCAACAAGCGCTCGGCTTGATTTACATCCTTTAGGTTTCTTACGGCTATAGCGTCTTCAAGATCAATTTCTTTTTGAGCCAAAGCAACCTGGATGTTTTGTTCCAGATACTGCTTTTCTTCATCCTCCATCTCTTTGTGAACCTGAACCCCAAAGTTGTACATTGGCAAGTCACTGAAAGAAGAAAGGACTTTCATGTTTGTCTCTCCGATGGCATTTTGATAAACCTTCATCAAGACAGAGCCATCTGGTATAATCTGTATGCACTTAACGATGTCTTCGCAAACTTTTTTGAAGAGCACCATCGCTGCATTTGTGATGTCGTAAATAGCATTGTTGCCTGCAGATATAGCTTGCTGCCTAACCCCCACCAGAGCATCACCTTTAGGAGAGCTAGCATCCATCGCTTCATTGATGCCTGTAGTGTCCCTAATGAGTCTTAGGTAGTGATTGTACAGGCCAATCAGCTCATTGATATTTCTAATGCTGTTGCCAATCTCTCTAACTGGAGGGTTCTGGAATCCACCCTCTGGGTTTTTACTTCTGTAGTAAAACACACCAGTTTGCTCGTAGATGTCATGCAGCTCTAGCGGCTGGAGCTCTCCTCCCTTTCCAAGCTGCACATTTTCAAGCCCCTCGATATCAATGATGAGGCCGTCAGGCTTTGCCTTTGCAATAGCTTGCTGCAGCTTCAGGTGAGTAATTTGCAACATGTCTGCAAACCCAATACAGCTGTCAACCATAGACTTTGGCATGTTGTCCATCATGTTGGTGGCAACAGGCGAGTATGAAAGCTTGCAGCGAGACAAGTCGTGGACGTTCTTCGGAACGTTAGCACTCTTACCGTAGTTGACTATGTAGTTGGTCCCCAAGATGTAAGTGCCACCATACAGCATTTGCATCTCCATCTTGTGTGGGATGCGCTCATAAACAGATCCTTGACGTTCTTTAAACTCGAAGCCCTCGTAGTAAAAGCCTACATTTCCGTGACGGTTCTGCTTTTCTTCAAAGTGCATGCAGTCCACAGAAATAAACTCAAAGTCCAAGACCTGGACGATGTATTGGTTGTAGTTGTCTTTATAGTCGGAATCTCTGTAGTTGTTGTAAGACGAATACCTGTCTGACTTTTTTGATGCTACTTTGAGAATTTTTTTCAGGTCATCGTCAGAAAGCTCGTTACCAGCAAGTCTCTTTAACTCACTGACAGTTATCTCTTTAATGTGACCTGCATAAACAATGTCTTCAAAGAAAGGGTCCTCTGTGTACCCGTGGATAAACATCTTTGGGTCAACATACTCTGTCGTTATTCCGTAGTTCGGATCATTCTTTCTTTTAACGACAGCCATACCAAGCGCGGCAAGGTCATTAACGCAGCGCCTGTATGTGCCGTCGTTAAAGTTGTTCCATGACAACGTCATGTTTGTAGCAACCTGCGCTGCAACTTCAGCGTCGGTTTTTATGTTTGTGTCCAAGAAGATGTCTGCCTCCTCAAGAGAATCGGGGAGTTGATCTGGATCTACATCCAAAACAAGCCCACCAGTTTGATCCTTGAGTTTTTGCAGGTCTTTTTTTACAGCCACCTGTGTTCTAAGCCTTTGCTTCTCTTTGTTCTTCTCCGAAGATGAAAGAGGGTCTACGGCCTCTAGGTTGGGGTAGGGGCTGCGAGAAAGGATTTTGTTCACTACGATGCGAACAAACTTTGGCAAGATGGGAACTGGAGTGTAGTCCAGGTTTAACAGCGTACCATCCCCTTCATTGGGATTCAAAGAAGTCAAAAGCTTCTTATAGATCGTGGTATCTTGAGTCCCGTTGGCGTAGTGCCTGTTTCTCTTGAATATCGCGTTTCTGCTGCCATACAGAGAACTCTTGTCGGTCATTTTGCCCCACTGCCCCTCAATGGCTTTTGCATATTGCAACCCATAACTCTTGTCCTGTTTCTCTATGGAGCTGGCAAGAGGATCTGGGAAACCAGACTTAGAGTTATCCTTATTGTACATTTACAGCTGATTTAGTGCAAATATAGCAAATCATCCGCGTACCTCATATCTGCGAAAAAAACGCTTCTCATCAAGCTTGGATTCTCTTTTCTTAGACTTAACTTTTTGTGCAGCAAGAAGACACAGGCCAGAACTAATAGTCAAGTCAAACTTGGTTCGATCGTTGATCTTAAATCCAATCCAGTCTTCTAGGGTTCTGTTGAAATACATCTTGCCGTAATCGCCAGTTTCTCTGTTGACTCCAACGTTATTGTGTATGTAGTCTTCAATAGCGTGAGCATGAGCCTGTATGACGTCCTGAGAGTTTGAAGGTATGCCTTTGGTTTTGACGTTTACTTTGGCGTTTGCACTCATCAAGTGTCTGGGCCTGTTCATTAGATAGCCATCATAACCCCTTGATTCAAAGTATCTTGCAATGCCGTACTTGTTGTTTTCAATTAACAACGGGTACCCGTAAAAAACAGCAGCCATCAAGCAGTCTTCATAAAATATTTTAGCCAAAGGCGGACGGGACGCATACTCCAATACAAACATGTTCGCAGGATGCTGCATGTGAAACTTGTTGTACAGGTGTAGTGCCCCCTTAGACCCCCGTCCATCGACGGTGGCGTCAAGGTCGTAAGAGTCAACCCCGCCTACCCCCAGCTCTGCATTAGGTGCAATGCGTTTGTTTCTTTCAAATTTTTTTTGATTCCTCAGCTCTACTGGAGGCATCCATGCTATTCTAAACCTGCCGTTAGCGTCAGGCTTAAATACAACCTCAGTGTCCTGAACCCCTCCTTTCCAAACAAAATTACCAATCACTACGGGGTTGGGGAAAAGCTCATCATTGTACTGGATCTGCTCATAGATGTGTCCAACATTAAATAGACTACCATCAATGCTATCCCTAAAGGCTTCGTCCTCTGTGAATGGAAACTGCCTGATAACCTCGTTGAGTTCAGAAGCATCGTTCTTAAGATTCTCCCTTTCATTCTTGAGGTAAGTTTTTGCCCCAAAGACAATATCCTCCCCGTCAAGGCCAGCGACAACTTCCTCTGGATCAGATTGAACGGCTTTCCCGTGCTTGTCAAAAAAACCCTCTAGAGAGTCGTAGGCAGGTATAAAGAGCCTGTATAGGCCACTCCTAGTTCTCCCGTTTTTGTTTCTTTCGTTGGGATCTGAATCTCTCCAAAGATCTTTGTACTCCTTTCCACCTTTGTCCATGGGGTTTACTGTACTCCCCACCATGGCCTTTCCTACAATCTTCCTACCAACAATCAAGCAGGTTCTCTGTATCCTCCAGGCATCTCTGATATCCGTAGGCTTTTCCCACTTACCCGCCTCATCTAAATACAACAGGTGAAGCTTCTCACCATCGTATGCGTTGTTGGTGGTGTTCTTCCAGTTTATGACCGTATTAAGAGCCTCGCCCTTCTGCGTAGTCTTATTGTTCTTCGTGATTCTCTTAGACGGCTCCCGAAAAGCCAGCTCCATGCGAGGATTGGTCGTTCCATCTTGAATAGGTTTGAAGAAGAAGGGGTAGTGCCTGAACATCTGCACGACCTTCTTCATGAATATATTCTCCTGGGCGTCCTTACCAGTCTTTGACTGTATCCCCAGAAGCTTGTCTTTGACTTGTGTGGCCTCGTCGAGAAGAACAGACGAGCAGATATTCGTGTATCCGCTACGCCTGCACTTGGTGTACAGCTGCCCTATGCAGCGTGGGTCCGCCTCACACGCACACAAATGTAAGAAAATTTCTCTTTGGAACTCTAAATAATCTGGATACCCAATGTCCATTCGGGTCCATTGCAGCATCATGTAGTGCCTGCCCGTAATATATGTAGGCTCACCTGCATTGAAAAACCAAAAGCCTTCACGCCTGCGGCGAAACTCCTCCTCGATATACGGAGAAAACTTCTGTCGAAACTCCCTTGGCATCTCCCCCCACTCATCCATAGACTTAATCCGAGACAGCTCTTGTGGCATAGGAATCCTCTCCCACAGCTGCATGTCGTCTGGACGGCCATATCCTGCAATTTCTTTCTCGGGAGGCTGAGCGGGAAGTGCAATGAGTAACCCACCGATCTCAAGAACTTCACCTTCCGTACCCTTGGGACAAATTCGGATAATGTCCTCATCAGAATACTTGACCATACCTGTTGCTTCTAAAGCTAGGAGCTCCAGACTTAGGGTTCTTTAGCTCCATGTATTTGCCGCAGGGACACTTGATGTCGTGGTACGCTCCGTCGTTACCAAACTTGATAGAAACACCACTTCTAGAGTCTTCGTGCTTTTCTTCGCACTTGCAAATGTATTCAGCCATGATTAACGTCCTTGTGAAGCATAAGGCTTCTTGTAGTTCTTTGAATTTTTGTTCTTAGACTGCTTTGTCTTGGCGTGAACGCCTTTTCTTCTAACAGTCTTCGCAGTATAGGTGCTTACTTTAACTTTAGCCATTGTATTTAATTTGGTACACCTGCAGGGACTCGAACCCCGAACCTGCACATTAGAAGTGTGCTGCTCTATCCCGTTGAGCTACAGGTGCATACGCTTACCTGCTGCGTCTTCGCTTAGGTCTATTGTTTGCTCTGTTCTTAGATTCGGGCTGAGGTGCAGTCTTGTCAGACGACCCTACATGGGCTTCGTCGAGACCATCGCCA